ACCATCCAGCGGTCAACGCCGCGTCTTTTTAATTCTTTTTCGACGAATTCAAATAAGATGAAACCACCACCGTTACCTCGATGCTCGGGATGAACGTAAAAAATATCCATAGTGCAAGTAAGGCAGGTTTTATAATGCAACCCCGGTGCGATAAACCCAATAAAATAACCGACAAGCTCGCCTTTCTTTCTGAGCGTGACAAAGATCAGCTCACCTCTTTCCTCTCTGGCAATGTAAATATCGTATTGAGGATCAAGCGGGACCTCATCTTGATTGAGGGCAAGCTCTTTATAATGAATAGGGAATATAGGTTTTAATTCATCGAGCTGCTCTGTAAAGCTTTCAAGCTGTGCTGTAATCATTGGCAAGCCTTAATATCACAAATTAAATGGATACGATCTGAATCGCTGTTATTCACTACTTCGTGCTCGAGCGAGTTATCCATCCACCACGCCTCACCGGTTCGCATAGATACAGTTTCATCACCGCAGCGAAAGATTGCACCGGGATGGCCCTGCAAGACGATGTGATAGCGCTCGTAATAAGTGGCCGGTGCGCCGCCGTCTTGATGTGGCGTAATAGTTTCACCGGGCGCTAAACGAGTAATCAGGCATCGACCAAGACGCTCACCCTGCACTGACCCCATGATGGCAAATATAATTTGTCTGGCTTGAGGCAGTTGTGCAAGCGCAGGGTAGTTAATGCATTCCTTGTCATCGATAACCGGCGTTGGATCATTAATATTTACTTCATTAAATCGCAACCAGATATCATCAACAGCTGCATGTGGGCTATCAGGATAAACTCGGCGTAAATCATTTTGGTTCCATAGTTCAGGCTGGGATTGCAGTGCCACCATCAAAGGCATGACATCCAAGCCCTGCGTCAGTTGATAAAAGTTTCGCATTAATACTTTTCCCTTATCGCTAGTTTTAAATTGAGCCGACTGGCGTCTGCCGCTATTGCGCTGACAAAATCACCGGACTCAAGAACAACACCAATAATTTCAGTTAAAGCCACATTAGTTATGCCAGCAACCGGTTTAGCCGAGGCGTACTGATTCGTTACCGCTACACTGCCTCCGAATTTAACAATGTTAACCGTGATGGTTGTGGAGGCCGCATCTTCGTTATTCACAACCGCGTTGGTGATGGCTGCCGATTTAGCATTAGTGTCACAGGTGTATAAAGTGGTATCAGAAGCGGCGACTTGCTCTAGCTCTGCGCTGACATCTCTAATGGTCATAGCTGGTCCTCAAGTTGATTAATTCGGTTGGTTAGGTGAGCAGTTGCAGGAAATTCAATCATTGCTTCAAGGTCGCTTAGGCGGCTTTCTAGCTCGCGCACTTGAGCCATTAATACGGCGTTTGCGGTATCGGTCATGATTGCTTCAATGCCTGCTTTTAACTCCTCGGTCTGAGCATTGACTTGGCCAATTAATGTATCACCACTCACAATGTCATCTAGATCACTTGTGCCATCCTGCAAGTTAATGGCTAGCTGTATTTCTCTTATTGTGTCTATGCCGTACTTGGTGAGCCTTCCGTCACTAGTCACAAACGGAGCGCGAGAATTAGGATTAACACTACTCATGACGCCACCGCTGTAGCGCCCGAAAAATTCCTTGGCACTGGGTCGGTGATGTAATACTCAAACAAGCGATTTCTGGAGCGCCCCATACCGCGCTGCACGGCTTTTTCTAAGTATTGACCTTGCTTACCTAGGGGTAAAAATTTAGGCGTTGACCACGTTCGTCCGTAGTCATCAGACCAATGCAAAACCATTTGAGGGTTACTGCCTTGGCCGGAAATTAATGGCGTACTGCCGTAATCAAATAAGAATTTAATTTCTTTCCAGTGGATAAGTTTGTCATCCGCTGAGTAGGCGTGAGAGCGTCGTAAAAATTTAAGCACCTCACCCGCATCGTCGTAAAAGTTTCTGGACATTTGATAGATTTTTCCATCAAGCCCGCCGATTAAGTGTTTGCCGTAGCACTTAACGTAACAAACTGCGTGGTGCGTTGCGTATTTCCAATGCTTTTTGCTGTGCCATTCGCCGGTAGCAAGATCAAGCACCAATGTTGCATGGTTAGGAATGGTAAGCTGATAAAATTTGTGGCCATGGTCGGTGTAAATAATAGCAAAAGCATTTCTTAAATCAGATTCAAAACCGTCATCGAGCAAGTCGGACAGCTGTGTTTCTAGGCTGTCATTACTTACTCGGGTGGGTGTGTACCCTTGCAGGCGATAGACGATTAAGTCATCGCCTAGAAAGACTAAAGTGTTGTCGTCCTTAACGATTCCCCAGCGAGTATAGGCACCCCGCTCCATTACTCCAGCGGTGTTTTGAGCAAAAGGAAAGTCGATACCCGAGCTATTAAACCAAGGCTCTGTCACCTTCGCGCCAAATAACATTAACTCACTATGATCCTCAACAATGGCCAGTAAGTCGTCGGGCTGTTTAGCAGCTAAAGCAAAATCTAGCGCGGAGACATTGTCGGTATCGCCAACGTTGGAGATAAACCATCGCTGGCCATCTGAGCTGAAAACAGCATAGGTGTCTAACATGTCTACCGTGTAGGCAGCATAAGGCATAGCGACCGGAGTAAATGTAGCGGTTACTGTGTTATAGAAATAAGCAGTTGATGTGCCATTAACAATAATAAGAGATACGCCGTCGTGGGTTATATCTATTCGACCTGTACCGGGCACAGAGCCTAAACTAGTCGCTACACCGTTAACGTCTGCACTATAAAGACTGTTACCTACGACCCAGTAAGAAATACCTTTGCATTCGTCGCATCCGCGCATTTCACCGGATGTGGGCGAGAACACTGCCGACCCCGGAGAACCAACCAGCGCAACAGGACCTCTGCCGCGAGGGGTTGCCATGACGTAACAATTTTGGCTTTCTTGGTTGTTGAGAGAAATACTTAACCCTTTCTCGTTTGCGCCAATAAGATCAATATTCATCTATGTATGGCTCAATATATAAAGAGCCCTGCTCCATATCGGCGTCTTCAGCTTCTTCTAGGTAAACAATTGACTGTTCTCGAATGGTGCGCCGATCTTCGCCTGATACTTCGTATTTTGGGCATAAGCGATACGCTAAATTATAAACGATGGCGTCTAGCCATTCGGAGGGGAAGTGGGCGTCATCACTGAGATTGTCGAAATCTTCAAGGTATGATTTAAACGTAAACTTGAGGTTGTCGGCCGCATCAGGTGTGGGCCATACATACATAATTCCGTCGGGTATTTGACTATCATAATAAACAAACACAGGCTTGCCCTCTGATTCTTTTGACGGTTGATTCATATACTCTTGCCGAGTCACTATCCGCACCGGCGTTTCAACACTGTCAAGCACTTTTCTAACGTTATAAATACGGGTTGGTCGGTTAATGGCTGATAACGTATAAGTGGCGGTTGATGCAATTAACGGCAGTGTGTGTTCTTGCTCCAGCCAAATCTTTAAGCCTTTAACACTCCACGCTTTTGTCATGCGGTTTAATGCGCGCTTGGCGTAATCTTCTTGCGATGAGGTTGGCGTGCCTTCGTCTTCTATGCCGCCAATCAATATTAAAGCGTCTTTTATAATCTCAATTGTCGTCATTGAGAAATCAACTGATCCTGAAGTTGCCATTTATAAATCGTCCGCTGTTACGTCGCCGTAGTTAAGAAAGGTTTCGTTTTCTGGTCGTGCATCTGGTACTGATCTCTCGGCCCGTGGCGGCCGCTGAAGATCAAGCGGTTGTCGCGTTTCGTAATACTCTCTGCGCACGATAAAGCCGTCCCAAGTTCGTACACATTCACTGCGTAACGACTTGCGACCGCTAATATCGCACTGCACAAAGTAATCGCCGGGTCTAAACATCAGATTGCGATATGTCAATCTTGACGGAGGTGCCAGAATTTAACGTTACTCGAATGCAGGTAACTGGGTCGATAGCTTTGGATGCCTGAGCGGTTGCCGCAGACATATCCGTAACATCTACCCAGTCGGTTACATTCGCAGCACCATTACCTATTGGTTCATTTGTATAAGCGACATCGTAATTGCCTGCACCTGCCGGTGTGGCTGTAAGCCCCATCTTTCCGCCCCGCCAATTCGTGGGGTAGTAGTACGGGGAGTTTGCTGATGTAACCGTGATTGATTTAGGTCTCATGATTACCCCGCATCACTCATAATAAAATAAACACCGATAGTGACGGTGCCGCCCGTTGCTGCGCTTGCTCCAACACCGGCATAAATGACGGTATCAGCTGTTAGCTCAGTGCCCAGCAATGCACCGGTATTAATTAAACCAGTTGCTCCATCGGCGTCGAGTTCGTTAGCAAAACCATCAGGATCACCTGACGTGCCTATATCAACTGTTGGGTTGGTTCCACCGGTTGCGCCACCGTCAATGTTTTGAGCAAATAACGGAATAGCACCCACAGGGAGTGTTTTACCCATCGATGCAGATGCAGCGGTTGGGTCGAAAGAAAATTGTATGACTTGTAGGCCTACTGCGGCTGTTGCAGCTTTGCTGCCTTTTTGTCGCCAGTAACCTTTAATTGTTGAACTTGCCATCGGTGAAGTCTCCTAGAAGTTGGTAAGTAGTTAAGCAAAAAAAGCCCTCCGAAGAGGGCCCAGACTCGAAAGTCTTAACCGCCGGGTGATCCAAAGATGCCGCGAGCGTCTGTATTACCATACGATTCACGGAACATGCATTTGAATTTGGCGTTGTAGGAATCAAAGTCATTTTCTGACTCGGGTGCACCTACTTTTTCACGCACTTGGCGCTTCATACCATCTGGACAGTTGGTTTTAATAAACCATGCGTCAGGGTCTGTTAGATAGTTGTTGGTGCAGATTTTAAGATTCTCTTCACGTAGCACGTTGGTGTCATTGTTTGCCGTGCCGCTCTCTTGAATAGATTTCAAGATACGCTTCACTTCAAACTGTAACGCAGTAGGAACGATAATCTTTTGACCCATAAGCGCAATTTTTAAACCGCGATCATCTGTCGTGTTAGATATATCGATCAACGCCTGCTCAATAGACGCGTGACTTAAATCTGCCGGTGTAGCTAATTCATTAGCAAAAGTACCACCTGAGATTTTAGTGTGCGCTGTTGAACAAAGCTCAACACCATCAGCGTATGTATACGAGTTATTAAACGCTCGGTTCAATACATTTGCTGCTACTGTTTCTTGCGTTTGACGCGCAGAAAAACCAAGATACCGAGCTTGCTTAAAGCCAAGATCATACTGTTTGTCCGCTAACATCTCGTAGGTGAAGATAATACCCATTGCGTAGGTTAAGTGCGTGTAACGCTGTGTGTAGCCCTGACGAATTGCATCATAAGCAACGCTCGCGCCCTGCGCTTTAACCGGCATTAAACCAGTACCCACTAACTGAACATCTTCTTCGTAGGCTTTGGTTGAGTTTTCTTCATCAAAAATATCAGTAAGCTGTAATGCATGCTCACCGTATCCCATACCCCAGAACTTATTAACGCCAACTTGGAGTGCCTTGGCGATGTTACCTGTGTTTACCGTAGACATATTCTATACTCCTGTTGTCGATTTGAGTTCATGCTCATTAATCAGAACAAGCCAGTTGGCGTTAGCACCAATCGCATTGTCTTCAATCTGAGTAAGGCCCATGATGCGCAATTGAGCCGCGCCAGTTTTAACGTCGCTGGAATCCAGCTCCATTGCTGATGTGCCGGTTACTGTTGAGCCTGCTCCAACAGTTATGTCAGCGTTTAAACCAACAGCTGTTACAGCTATGGCGCCGCCCACACTATCTTCTTGAACTTCAAAGATAACGTCGGGAGCATCAACCACATACACATATCCCGCAGTAGATGCCGGACGATAGCTTAGTGATTCATCAGTGACAGGCTCAACGCCAATAACTACGCCGCGCAAGTTGCCGCCAGCCGAAGCTTGAGCAACATCTGCAACGCCGTTTGCATCGGCAGAGCCTCCAGAAACCACCGCATCACCTACAAATATTGCTGTAGAGTCAGACGCTGGTACGTAATAGCGATTAAACGAACCGTTGTAAGGGGAACCATCAAGGTGCTTAACGGGGCGCAAACCGCGAGGTGCATCAATATTAGCCATTGCTAATACCTCCTAGTGAGTTAAGTTGTGTTTACAGCGGGTTTGTTGTTCGCAGAGATCTGCAAACCTTCGCCGTAAACTGTTTTTGAATCGGGTGATCTGCCGTTTTCATCCAGCAATAAACCCTGCTCTTTGTCTTTGAGCTGCGCCTCTTTCGCTGCTTGGTCTTCTTGATACCAATCTTGTTTGATCTCCATCAAAACAGCATTTGTTCCGCCGCCTACCGGCTTTTGCGCGACACTGCCAAGTTGTGATGCTTGGCCTGCGTTTTCTTCGCCCATTTGGGCATCTTCGTCTACTACCTTATACCCCGCATCCAAAAACATCTGGATACGACCGGGGTCATCATTTACGTAACGGCGAACAAAGCCTTCCTTCTGCTCTGCCGTTAATACATTTCGTCGTCCAATTGGTGAACGTTTGTTTTTTCGTGTTGGTCTATTCTCTGCACGGCTCATGCTATTTTCTCCAGCTGGCTTAAAAATTCTTCTTCAGACATGGACCCTTTTAATGAGTACCATACTGTTTTTTGCTCAGGCGTTAGATCTGATATCGCTTTACCTTTAGGTCTGGTTTCACGATTACCGCTAAGCACTGATGAAGGCCTGTCTTTGTTAGGGTTTTTAAACTTGGCCGCAAACACTTGCTTAACTTCTGCTTCAGCTAAATCAATAGCCTCGTCAAGATTTAAGCCTCGAGTGCGTACCATGTCCTCAGTTGCTGCCAGCATGTAGCGTGTCATTTTTGCGTCTTTCTCAAACCAGTCGTTGCGCGCTGCAAATGCTTTTACTGCTGGCGGCGCTTCGTTGGCTGCTGCAACATCGGAAGGTTTAGCGCCTGCATCATCTTCATCAACCTTGTCAATATTCGGCTCTTCTTGCTTTTCGATTTCTTCAATCGTTTCGCCGATCTTGTCATAAGCATCAGCATCACCATCTTCTACAGTTTGGCGCTGCTGCTCCTTTAGCTCTTGAATGGTTTTGTCTCGCGTGCTCTGCTCAACGTTTTTCATATGATCAACAACAAGATCAAGTCGATGATTTAACTTATCGATCTGCTTGTTTTTTTCGTTGATCTTGTCAAACAATGGCGCACGACGATTAAACTCATCGCAATCAACCCATGTATTGGCGTTGCCTCGATAATCATCTTTGGGCACCCAGCCAGATTGGCGAGCTAATTCTTCAGCCGACGGTTCGCTGGAGCCGCCTTCATCACTCTGCCCCTCTTTGTCAGTAGTATCACTGTCGGACGCATCGTTAGTTGACGCATCATTGTCAGTTGCATCACCTTCAGTCGTAATGCCTGCCTCATCTATTGCCTCG